GGACATGAGAATGGGGCAGAAGTTAACCTATCTCACCTTAGAGGATCTCATGTAATTGCTCAAATAGCTGACTCAGTTCTTGCTTTAGAACGTAATCAACAATCTGAAGATGAAATACAATCTAGGACTACGCGACTTAGGGTACTAAAGAATAGATACTCTGGTGAAGTAGGAGAGGCAGGTCATATTATTTATGATCCAGTGACAGGTAGACTAACAGAATGTGATGACAGTGATTTACAAATGAGTAATGAGGAGTCATTGATATGAGTAAGCTGGTATTTGATGTAGAAACTGATGGGCTACAGTATACAAAAATATGGTGCATTGTTGCTCAAGATGTAGACACTGAAGAGATTCGTTCGTTTGGCCCTAGTGAGTTAGCAGAAGGTTTGGAGTACCTTAAAACTGCTGACACTTTAATAGGTCACAACATCCTTACCTTTGATATACCTTGTGTACGAAAAATACTAGACGATCCCTACTTTGCTAGGGATAAAGAGATACTAGATACCTTAGTTCTTTCTAGATTGTTTGGTGCTGATCGTAAGTCAGGTCATAAGCTTGCTGATTGGGGAAAGATTTTAGGCTTTCCTAAGATTGAGTTTGATGACTACAGCCATTACTCAGTGCAAATGTTGAAGTATTGTATTAGAGATGTGGAATTAAACACTAAGGTATTCCATGAACTTAGAAGTGAAGCAAAAGGATTCAGCAGACAGTGTATTGACCTAGAGCATAAAGTTGCTGAGATCTTAGGTGAGCAAGAACGCTATGGTTTTTTATTAGACTTTAATAAAGCAGGAGATATTCACACTGAGTTAGGCAATGCAATTGTTAAAACTGAGAAAAGGATTAATGAAGTATTCAAACCTAAGAACAAAGAAACCAAGCTATACCCTAAGTACAAGAAAGATGGTAGTGCTGCAAGGAATGCAATAACTGAAAATGGAGAAGGCACAAGACTAAGTGATGTTGAGTTTGCTGAAATGCAGCAGTCAGGTACTAAGCATGTAGTCCGAACAGAAGTTAAAGAACTTAACATTTCTTCTAGGCAGCAGCTTATTGAGTACTTAAAAGACTTTGGCTGGAAACCAAGTAGGTTTACTGAGAAAGGTAATGTCATCTTAAATGAAAAAATACTTGAGGAGATTACTGATATACCAGAAGCTGCTTACATCCAGAAGTACTTCCTATTGCAAAAGCGTATTACTCAGCTTAACTCTTGGATTAAAGAAGCTGACTCAGCTACGTTCAGAGTACACAGTCATGTGATTCACAATGGTACTGTAACAGGACGCATGACACATCGTAGTCCCAACATGGCACAGGTTCCTAGTGTATCTGTTCCCTATGGTAAGGCTTTCAGGGGTTGTTGGCGAGTACCTGATAAGCACAAGTTAGTTGGTATAGATGCTAGTGGGCTTGAGTTAAGAATGCTGGCTCACTACATGAATGATGAGGATTACATTAATGAAATTATCTCAGGAGACATCCACACAGCTAACCAAAAACTTGCGGGACTTAAATCAAGAGATCAGGCAAAGACATTCATCTATGCGCTTTTGTACGGGGCAGGAGATGAAAAGCTTGGGTCAGTGGCTGGAGGAAACAAAGACACTGGTGCAAAACTTAGAAAATCTTTCTTCGATAATCTACCTGCATTTGCAAATCTTAGAAACAGAGTATCAAGAACTGTCCAAAAAAATGGATGCCTCAAAGGACTAGACGGTAGGAAGTTAAAAATTAGAAGTGAGCATAGTGCTTTGAATGCTTTGCTGCAGGGAGCAGGAGCTATTGTAATGAAAGAAGCTCTTGTGATATTGAATAACAAACTAGCAGTATATGACGCACACTTTGTAGCTAACGTACATGATGAGTGGCAGATAGAAGTAGTCGAAGAAGATGCAGATTATGTTGGGCAGTTAGGAGTAGAAGCTATAGAAGAGGCAGGTGTCTCTTTAAACTTACACTGCCCCTTAACTGGTGAATATAAAGTAGGTGATAACTGGAGTGATACACACTAATGAATAGTCTACTAGTAAAAGACATCTACAATAAATTAGATAAACTTAATGATGGGCCTATTGATCTGTCAGAAGAAGAAATTGAAAGGACAGGAGAAGCTGTTAAGGATGCGCTCAGACACTGGTCAAACCCTAAACCATCTTCTGAGTTTTCTGTAAGAATGTCTAACATAGGTAAGCCCCTAAGACAGATGTGGTTTGATAGTAGACAAGAAAAGACTGCTTCAAGAATAACACCACAGACATTTATTAAGTTTCTGTATGGGCATTTACTAGAAGAAATTATTCTCATGTTAGTTCGTATGACTGACAACAAAGTAACTGATGAACAAAAAGAAGTAGACCTTGAAGGAATCAAAGGACATATTGACTGTAAGATTAATGGTGAGGTAGTTGATATAAAGACTGCTTCAAGCTTTGCGTTTAGAAAGTTTGCTGAAGGAACACTCCATGAGAATGATCCTTTTGGTTACATGATGCAGCTATCTGCTTATGAGGTAGCTGAAAAATCTTCTAATGGAGGTTTCTTAGCAGTCAATAAAGAGTCAGGCGAGTTAGCTTATTACAGTCCGGGTGACCTAATAAAACCTAATCCTATTACTAGAATAAATAATATTAAAGGTATTTTACAAGAGGATGTAATCCCTGAAAAATGTTATGAGTCTGTTCCTGAAGGTAAGTCAGGTAACATGAAGTTAGCTGTAGGATGTGTGTACTGTCCACATAAAACAATATGTTGGCAAGATGCTAATGGAGGACAAGGTCTTAGATCTTTTAGATATGCTAATGGCTTACGCCACTTTACAAGAATTGCTGTTCTTCCTAAAGTAGAGGAGATGACTGCATTATGAATTCTAGAACTGCTAAAAAACTTAGTAAAAAAGCAGAAGAACTTTCAATGGCTTTATTAAAAGAACATCTTTCAGATCAAGAAGCAGCAAAAGTTACTAAATCTTCTGTAGCTAAAACAACATATGGTTCTAGTGACAAAGGTAGCTACGCACTTACAATGTCTACTAAAGGTATGAAGTCTGTCTTAAAGACATTAGTTAAAACAAAACCTATTGAAACTATTTCTTTAGCAGATGTTAAACATTATTGCGCTCAAATAGGTAGAAGTTAATGCAACACAGAAGAAAGAAACGTCCTCCTGAACTAACAAGATCTAAAGGAGGTTACGACTCTGGCTTTGAAAGAAAGCTGCACAGTACAGTATTAAAACACTGGCAACATCATGGTGATCAAGTTAATTATGTTGTTGAACACAAGTATGAACCTGACTTTGTTAGAAAGTTTGGTGAACAAACAATACTAATTGAAGCTAAAGGAAGATTCTGGGATCACGCTGAATACACTAAGTATGTATGGATTAAAAAAGTACTCCCAGCTAATACTGAATTAGTATTTTTATTTGATAACCCTGATCTTCCTATGCCTATGGCTAAGAAAAGAAAAGATGGTACTAAGCGTAGCCACTCTGAATGGGCAGAGTCTAGAAAATTTCGCTGGTATACCGCAGACACATTGCCTAATGAATGGAGGGACTATGACTAAATCAAAAAAACTAAATGACTCTACGCCAGAAGAATGGGATAAGGCAAGTAAGGGAAGCAAACCTGCTGCTCATCACATATATGTAGATCCTTATGATACTACTTTTGAAAGCACATCAGATGGCTCTACTGCTGACTATTATGAGCTGCCTAACCATGCAAAAGAACTACAAGATCTTATCTCATATAAGAATATGAATGCTCAAGATGGTGAAATCTTTCGTACTGTCTATAGGAAAGGAAGAGCTTCACATAGTGACCAGTTAAGAGATGCTAAAAAAGTACAGTACTATGCTAACGCTGAAGTTATAAGACTAGAGAAAGGAAGAAATAGATGAAAGGTGTTACAAAATTATGTCCTAACTGTGGTACAACAGATTTAAAATTGTTCAGTGATAAATCAAAAAAGAATACAAGATGTATTGAGTGTAACAGAAGTAACAATGAAAATGGAATCTATCGAGAAGCTAAAAGAAAAGGAGATCTACTAACTAAGTTACTTAAGCCTTCTAACTTTAAAGGAGTTGTTCGTGGATAAGAAAAGAATCAAACAGAACTTTGTTTACAGAGGTAGCGTAGATCGAGTCTACGATGGAGATACTATCTGGGTTACCTTAGATTTAGGTTTTGATATGTTGTTTCGATGTTCTATTAGACTTAAAGGAATTGATACACCTGAATCTAAAATCAATATAACAAAGCACCCAGAAAGAAAAAAAGAAAAAGCATTAGCTAAGATTGCTAAGAAAAGAATGAAAGAACTTTGTGGTAAAGAAGTATGGGTAGAAAGCAAAAAGCTTTTAAAAGGTAGTACTAAAGACAATGTAAAAGAAAGTACTGCTAAAGAAAAGTATGGCAGGGTGTTAGGAAACATCTATCAAATGGATGGTACTAACATTGCTGATGTACTTATCAGAGAAGGGTACGCTATTAAGTACCGTGGTAAAAAGAAAACTCATGTTTGGAAATAATTAAGGAGAACTAAATGTCTATTTTAACTTGGCTTAAAGAATTCTTTGTTACAACAGCTATGCAAGAATCAAAAGAAAAGATTACAGACAAAGCAGAAAATGTAATAGTTGATATTAAAAGTACTGTTACTGAAGGTATTGAAGAAGTAAAAGATATAGCTGAAGAAACAACAACAGAGATTAAACAAAGAGCAAGAGATAAGTTAGGTAGGTTCTTAGCCGACAATCCTAATACTGACAGCAACGAAGCTTACAAAGATAAGTAAACAGAGTGTAGTTACCACTTAGATTTGTTTGCCCAATAAGCTGCTGACATCTTACCTTTAGCTATATTTTTAGCATGTCTTGCTTTAAAAGATTTACGCCTTGCTTTTTCTTTAGCTGATTTAGGACTGCTCCCAGCACCACTTACACCTTGCTGACCATATCTGATTAGCTTCATAGTATGTCCATCTTGAGCTAATACTACATGGGATTTGGTCTTGTGCTTGGGAGTTCTCTTAGGTTTATTAACTCCTGATAAACCATGTTTCTTAAGTAAAGCTTTTCTTCTGGCTTCATGGGACATTACTTTTTCCTATATGCTCTAGTTTTCTTAGCTATTTTTTTAGGTTGAGCAGAGTGTTGTTTACCTGCTGCAGTATCTTTACGTTTCTTTCTAGTAGTAGCTGCGTATTCTTTGTCACTTAATCCTTTAATAGCTTTAGCAGGTAAATATCTTTCTCCAGTTTTAGCACTAGGCTTACCTGATTTAGTACGCCACTTTTGTTTAGTCCATTTCTTTAAAGACTTCTGAGATTTTTTAAGTGTCACTTATATCCTCCACCAGCATCTTTATATTGTTTAGCCAAAATCTGAGCTTTACGTGCTGACCACTGACCTGCCTTACCTCCTTTATTACCTGCTTTAATTTTATTAAACAGTCTTTTACGCATAGTAGGTTTAGTGTAGTTACCTGCCTCATTTACTTTAGACTTTGGTTTCTTTTTAGCTGCCATTAGGATTCATCATCATCGTTAGACCAAAGCCTCATACCTAATCTTAAACGATCAGCATCATCTTTTTCTAGTTGTTCAACTGTTTTTCCACAATCCCTGTGAGAATTATCACGCTTAATTGTAAACGCCCCATCAACAAAAGGTATTCCTGATGGTATGGAAAAGCTTACTGTGCGAGTTGAACATTCAGAAACTGAAGCACAAGAGGTAAGAAATAAAATAGGAATTAAAAGTAAGTATTTCATAAAGACTCCTTTAAATTGTTTCATGTGAAACTCTGTTACTAAAATAAAAAAGTACCCTCACGTACCATTTTAGGTATGCAATGAGCAGTTATGTTCTCCTGCCATTTGTACGGGCGTTGATTTGGCCCCGGCTCACCAGACTCTATAGCCCAGCTAAACTTATTACATTCATATATGTTTTCAAATAACATATCAGGAGTACTTACTGTAGTCCCATCAACAATAACTACAAGTAAAAAAGCCATTACCATCATGGCTGACGATAAATCCAGATCCCTGCAAACAACAAAGCCATGAAAAAAATCCATGCAAATAGAATTGTTCCTGCTAGTTTTAAATCTTTTTTTAATTTAGCCTTCCTTACCTTGATAATCCTTAGTTGTTTTTCATGGG